TTCTTTCCATGCTTCATATTCTTCTTGAGTTTCAAACTCGATGTAGCCTTGGCGAGTTTCTTTGATGCGAACTAATAATGTTGTCATGCCTCCCTCCTCTCTGTTCTTTCTGCTCTAGCTGTTGCTAGTTTTCTACTAGCTAATTGGGCTAGTTGGAGACGTGCCGATCTTGTCGCCTCATCAGGACTAGCTGATAGCCAGTCAGATAATTTTAAAAGGTTAGTCATAAGTAGAAAATGGTTGTGGTGTGTTGTCCCATGGTTCAATGAATCCCATGTATTTTTGAAAGCAATACTGGATCCCCTTCTTAGATGGCCAAGAGTCCCCCCAAGTTTTGATGCGTTTCTTAAAGACTTCCTGCCTCTTATCATCCACTAATAGCGGCATGAGCTGTCCAGCCTGTCCCCATTGGTCAGCCTCCACCTGATGCGTCTGGAGACGTTGGAACCATGCTGTCTTGGCTGTTAGTTTGACCACCCTATAAAAAGATGGACGATAATTGAAAGTACAGCAGCAAACTTGATCTAATTCAAAATTTTTGGATGTAGTCATAGTCCCTCCCCCTCTGCATCTTGTAGTTGTTTGTACTGTTCATCAGATAGACAGACCCCATAGTCCTCCCTATAGGGTTTTGGAATAGCTTTGAAGCCTATTGAAACATCTACCAAGGAGCCATAAGACCCCCTCGGCTTTTCATTTCGATAGAACACCTCCCACCCCTCTAGCCCTTCCTTTAGGATGCGGTCAACCATGGGGATAAGTACCCCATTGGCTGAGAATTTAAAGCGGATTTCATTAGTCATAGAGCTTGCTCCTCGTGAATTTTATTGACTAGTTTGTTGTAGGCATCTAGGCAAGTCCCCAAAGATGCACCCTCCCCCCATTGCTTTTGAATGGCTGCCCAGTCCTCTGGGTGGGTGTATGGCAAGTCATCATAAATAGCTTGCTTAGCATCATCACTGTGTGGTGTAGACATAACTAGCCCTCCTCCTCTGGGATCCAGTCACAAGGCGTGTAGAAGTCCTCGGCAGTGTCCCCAGTGGGGACAAAGTCTAGGTAATATTCGACATGCTCGAGGATGTTTTCAGCGTGGTAAAAGTCCGCTTCTTGGTTAGGTAACCATTGCTTAGCGTCTTGCTTTAGCTCTTCCTTTAGATCGTTTCTAAAGGTTTCTAATAGTTGAGAGATAGACATAATTTAATAATCCTCTAAGGCGTTTATTTGGGCCTCTAGTTCGGCTTCTGCCTTGTCTAGTTTCCACTGTTCTAGCCCGCCTTCATACTCTTCATTTATTCGCTCTTCTCGTGCTTGTTGGTCTTGTTGTTGTTCATGCCGTCTTAAATCGGCTTGAACTGGGCAAAAATCCATAATAGGTACCTTTGATAGAAGGATAAAAAGAAACTCGTTAGAGTCCCTTATTGAATCCCATAAAAGGGACTCAATGAGAGATACTAAGCATTTGAAAGTTTTTCAAGTAGACTCCAAAAGTCTTTACAGTCTTGGCTTGTCTCGTCTTGATAGTCGCTTTGCATACTTTCAAGACAGTACAAAGCCTGATTAATTTCGCTTTGTGATAGTTCAATATTTTTCATGGTCTTAGATGGGTACATAGTAAAGGTTTAAAAATAAATTTACGCTATACAGAATGACTTCTTAAGATCTTCTGTCATGTTTGGGACACGCTTAAAACGTAGGCCCACAATGTGTGTTTGTCCTTCTTTGTCGCCTATTCTCCAATCTGTTTTATCGCCGTCAAGAACTGGAAAAATAACGCCGTCAATAGTTATAGTCTTAGGTAGTGGCTTGTTTCTACCAATATCAAATGCTGCTGCATAGTTTAATTTATTCTCTAACGCTGCCTGTAACGTGTTGAACTTAGAGCCATGACTAAGTGTTAGATGATAGCCCATATTATGGCACTTTAAAAAGTCTCTGTCTGTTCTCTTTGTATAGTCGTAAGCGTGTAGAGTATCTCCTACTCTTGACTCTTTGTTGTAGTCAAAAGCGTTCAATATAGCTAATAAAATTGAATCGTATCTACCACTATTTAGATTGATATTGAAAGTCTTTAAAATATATCTGCTGTCTGTCTCTGTAATGTTTACAGCGATATTCTCCCAATGATAGTCGGATGTACCATTTAAACGCAGGCCGAGTAGTTCATTTGTACTGTTCTTAGAATAGAATCTTAAAACCTCAATAGTTAATAGTCTTAAGAATAGATTTGGCGATGTTCTAAACGCTTTATCTCTTCTCGCTCTACATGCCAACTTTCCTTTCAAGTATGCTGGATTACCTGCAGTATTTAAGCAAACTAGTGCACATGTACCAGCCGCAGGGCAAGCCGCTTTAGTTGGTAAAAGGTGCAGAACTGCAGTAGGTGCAATACTTTCAGACTTTAAAACTTTAGGATTAGTTAGAGTTAGGACGTTTGACGGATTAAGCTTGTTAGCTTGTTTGAATTGTCTTAGATCGTTTGAGAGTTGCATAATTAGATGCTTATTGAACTATTTATATAGTAGCGCCTTCTATAAGCATTTACAGGCTTATGTAAGTAAGTACATAGTTTGAAATAATGCCTCAAAAGTTTTCAACAAGCTTTCCCTAGAAAAATTAATGCCTCTTATGTCTTGGCTTGCTTGTCGCTTTCATCTGAATAAATAAGCCAAAAACTGACAAAATAGTGGAAAAAACGGGCCAAAAACCGGGAATTGTCAAGTATTTAGCAACAATTTGAAACAATTCTGTCCAATTTTCTGTCCAAATCTAATATTTTGAATCCAACACATAAAAAGCTAGTGATATCAACGGGTTTCAGCGGTTGAAATCTTGCATAACTGCCTGCATGACAGTTACGCAGCGGATTGCATCAATTTATTACTATTACTTGACACAAAACCAGGCCGATTCTGCCCATTTGTCAAGGATTTGCTACTAATATTTACACAAAGTTGTAAAACTGCCCGATTTGTAACAAATTTACTGCTTTGTTACTATATGTTTCTTTTTTTTGCATTTGCTTGACATTCGACCCAGGGCCCGCCAGACCACTCAAAATTTTTTTTCCCAAAAACAGCTGTTTTAAAGAGGAAGTAGGGTACAAAGTACCTTTAGGAAATTTAGAAGACTTAAAATTAGCTCTATAGCTATAGTTTTGATAGAAGTGGCGGTTTCTCCTGCAGATTTTGAGTTATATTCACGTGCTACAGGTGCTCCTATACCTAGGGATCCTCAAGAACGAATGCGAATGGCACCTGAAGTATACAACTTCAGTAGAAATTTTGCCAGAGAGCCTTCAGGATTTCGAAAAGCAGCTAATACTGCTGTAAAAGCCGCAAAGTTAGGTAGTTTACTGGCTGGTGCCTATGGAGTATCCCAAGCTTTTGGACCAGAAGTAGGTGCAGTTGCTTCAGCAGTTGTAGATGAGGTCACAAAGGGGAATGAAAAGCCAGTTGTAGAGGAGGAACCAAAATATCAACGGACATCGACTGCAGTAGGTGGTTTAGGTACTAAAAGTATGCAGATGGATCGTTTAGAGGAAAAGTTAGCAGATTTAAGGGGGCCACAACCTGAAAAAACCAGTCACGTTCGTCATCCAACGCCATTTCGCGAGAAGATGAGTGATATTTCGAATATAGGGGGTATTTATGACGCAGTTAGAACTGATTCTTTAAGAAATGAGCTAAATGACGAGTTTGAAGAGCCTTATGTTCGTATTCCTACTAAAAGAGAACCTAAAAGGGATCTTTCAGCCGAAGCAGACGCAAAAGCAGCCGAAATACTTGGTAGTCAGTTAGCTACGAGAGAAGGGGGAGGACAAACATCTGATCTTAGAAGATTAGAGGAAGATCCAAGAAGTTTTTTAAGTGCTGCCTCTAATGCTCTTATTGCTAAAACGAAGCAGGAAGTAGCAGATTTTGATGCAGGGATAGATTGGGGTAATACATTAGATCAAGCTGCTAGTGCTGATTCTCCAGTAAAAGGTGCAATAATTCTTGGTGGTGGTGTAGCTAAAAAAGGTTTTCATGATGCAAAAACAAGGATTGGAAAAGATATTAATACAGCAGGAAATATTGTTTCTGAAGCAGTAGCTAATGTTAAAAAAATTCCCGCAGCTATGCAGGAGGTAGATAGTGTTATAGCTAATGAGCAAATGAAAGCATCTGTTATGCCAGATAACCAGATGCAGGAAGTTATAAATAGTCAAGGTCAAAAACGTATTGCGCCAAATACAACTATCCATACTGGTGGTTCTATACAAGGTAGTGAGCCAGGTTTAGGAGCACATGTTGATTCTGGTTCGCCACAAACTAATAGACGTAGGGAAGAGTTAAAAGCTACTTTTTCTAAGTCTCTAGCTAATCTTCCTCCAGAGCAGAGGGATGCTGCAATTGATAAGATGCTTTCCACTGAAGCATCATCGACTCCTAGTAAAGAGAACTTTGAATGGAAGAGAAAGCATTATGGTCAAAAAGCTGCAGAACGTAGGATGCGTTGGGATGATATAGCCGCTGAAAGGGAGCAAAAAGCAGAGGATTTTGTAGGTCAATATGGTACACGAGAAGACTGGGCTCAAAAGCAGATGGAGCAAGATATGGCTGAACAGGATATGTTAGACAGACAAGTAGCTGCCTCTAGGGAATTTGATCCAAAGGAGTCTACAAAGTATGCGGAGTGGGGAGTTCAAAAGGGTGGTAGACCCTTTGTTAGATACCAAAAAGGTGCTCCAACACGGTATGTCTCTGAGGCAAAACCTGATCTTTCGAATCGAATAAAAACGTTCCTTACTAGAGGTGGCTTTGAATACTTTGATGATGTAAGTCCTAGAGAAATTATTGAGAGCACAATGGACGACCCAAATATTAAAAAGCTAAATAAAGACCAATGGTAAATTATTTCTAGATAAAACTTTCATATGATTTTCCTCGAACCCGTTATTGCTGCTCTCTTAGGTGCTGGAGTCACTGCACTTGCAGTTTTCTTTCGGAAAAATATAGCTGCACAAATGGTATTAAAATATGGCTCGTTAGTGAAGAAAGCATATGACATTATCGATCCAATATTAGATAAGAATTTAACGAATTGGAATGGTGGTCAAGTTGATCAAGCTTTTGAATTAGCCATTAAGTCTGCAGCCGATGGTGAGCTAACGGAAGATGAAATTAAGAAGATAGCTGTTTACATGGCTGATGCGTGGTTACCTGCAGCCGCTGCAGATAAGGTACGTATTCTTGAAGTTAAAGGTACAACTGAAGAGCAAGATACTGTTACTAAATTAATTACTAAAACCGTTAACGCTTCTTAATTATGGCTGGAGTACAACTAACTGATTTAAGTAAACATACGGATGCCTATGGCACCAATAAAAACTTCAAAAAGAGTGCTAAAAATATTAAGGTTAATCCTTGGGCGGATGCTGGTTCTTTAAGTAGAGATAAATATTTTTCTGGTGATAAAACAACTGGTAGTGCCCAGTGGAAAGGTCTTCTAGATGATACAAACCCAGACGTTAGAGATAATGAATTTTACAGTTCTGCAAGGTCATTTATTAGTCCTGATGAGAAAGGGTTTAGAGAAGCTGATGACGCCCGTTCAAAATGGGAGCATTTCGCTTTTAATGAGTTTTCTCCAGTGAACAAAGTAGGTGGTTTAGCAGACCGAATTGATACTCCTGATGTACAGTCGTTTTATGATAGCTATTATGCTTCACGCCTAGTTTCTGACGAAGACTTTGTTAGTTCAGGAGCTCTTGGATATATGTTTGAACAACCAGCTGCAATTGCTAGTACAGAATCAAATCCTAATGAGGCTAATATTTCACCTAGTGAAGGGGTAGATGTGTAATGGCAGGTGCAGCACAAACCATTATGACAGAAGCTTCTAAGCAAGCTGTAAAAAATCCTGCCGTAGCTGAGTTTGCTAGTAAAGTTCTTGGTAAAGGTGCTGAATTTTTACAGGCATATTGGAAAGGTTTAGAAGAACCTGCAAAGAGAAGGACTTTAGATTATCTAACTGATCGTGTTACAGGCGCTCAGACCGCGGAAAGCCAGAAATTTAAAGATGCTATTCCTGGGACAGTTGAAAGAGTACAGGGTACAGGTGGACGTAAAGATACTTATGAAGCTTATAAGCAGAAACAAGAAGGTGATTATCCAGCTTGGGCATCGATGGCATATGAGAATCCTTTAACCACTGCAAACCTTGTTGGGGCTGCTGTTCCGACCGCTGTTTCTTACGGTGGTGCTATGGCTGTGGATTGGTTGACAAGTGATACAAAGCCAAGATCCGAATATTCTGTACCAGTGTCGCCAACCCGTGGTAGTTATAACTCCAGTGTTGAATCGGCTCAAGCAGCTGCTTACTTTAAACATGAATTAGAAGAACAGAAATTTAAGAATAAATTAGCCTTAATGCAGAAAAGAGAAGATGCTCGTGTACCAGGTGACCAGCCTGCTTCTGGTTTAGGAGCTACTCCAAATTATGGAAGAGGAGACCTATCAGGAATGCTAAATCAGCTGCAAAATTTCCGCCCTCAATACTTCTAAATATGAGAAGTATAATTAATAAAAAAGAGAAATAATAATGGACTTCCTTAAAAATTTCATGGGTAGGTTCAGTGGTGGCATGAATGATGGTCAGGCTGAAGATTTCTATGGTGGAGGGGGTGTAAGTACATGGGATAGTGATAGTGACACAATGAATACTTATAAAAATTGGGGAGATTATGACGCTGGAAGATCAAGCGGTAGTTACTTTAATGCTAGTCAGTCACCAAGTTTTGTAAATCAATTTGGAGGTTTTGCTGGGCAAGCGGCTAAGAGTTTTCTTCAAAATTATAATCCGGATAAAGGTAGTAAGGGAGTGTCTGGTTTGGCTGGTATGATTGGTGGTGGAGGTTCAGGTGGTACTACAATTCGTCCATTGTTCTCTGCCTCAGAAGGTGGGAGTGGGCGTCATTACCTTCTTGAAAGACACCATCCACAACCTATTATTTCAACAGCTCCTCCATCTCCTCCAAAGAGAGGCTTCTTTGACTATGCACTTCCTATAGCATCTTTAGGACTACAAGCTGCTTCACTGTGCGATGAACGAATTAAAGTTGATATGGCTCCATTAGAAAGCTCTGATATTAATGACGATTTAGCTGAGATTGCATTCTTTGTGAAGGGTCTCCGTGAGTGCGCTTGATAAGTTAAAACAATTAGAACCAATTCAATTTCGTTACCACGAAAGATTGGATCCTAAGCAACCATTAAGAGCTGGTTTTTCTGCTCAACAGGTACAGAAAATTATCCCTGAAGCAGTCCATGAAGTTGATGGAGTTTTGATGTTGGACTTAAATGTATTAAAGAATTATTTAGCGTTAGCGAGAGAGGAGATATTGTCTAAGAGTTAGTGCATTTAAAATAAAAAAATATAAGTTTTAAGTGTAAGAGAAAATGCCACTTCCAGCAGCCCTCCCTGCGATAGGGTCTATAGCATTAAAATATTTACCAGTAGCTGGTGCCATTGGTGGTGCTATCCCCGGTTTAAGAGAAGGTAATTTAGGTAAAGCAGCTTTAGGTTCTGGAATGGGAGCGTTAGGCGGCTGGGGAACTATGGGTGGTTTAGGTCAAGCAACAAAAGCTGGTGTGAGATATGCAGGTGGTCCAGGAGTTCAACAACTTCTTGGTAATGTTGGATTAAAGGGAGTAGCACCAGAGACATTACAGGCTTTAGCTCAAGCAGGTATACCTCTAGCTGGAGCTGCAGGAATCTATGGAGTATCTGGTGGATTATCTAATGCAGGTGCTCAAGGCGCTTCAGCTGGTTTAGGTTTAACAGCTCAAGCACTAAATAGAAACCCAGGCGTTGGACCTATGGGTAATCCTTTAGGTGGTATTCCTCCTCAGATGCTAGGAAGAGCAATGGGTCCTGAAGGTAATATTATGGATCAATTAGATCCTACAGGAGCATATTCTGGTAATAGGTTTGGTCGTGTACTTGGTGCTCAGACTGACGCCAATGTAATGAATATTTTAGGTAATACTCTTTATGGACAAACAGAAAGAGTAGCTAAGTCAGAAATGGCTCGCCAAGCTGCTGCTGCTCAGCTAAAAGCTAATATCGAGCAGGCTAAGCAAATGGCTATCAATTCTCAAGTTGCTGGTCTTAATGTTGGTCAGCAAGCTGCTGCAGACATGGGAACTGCTATGTCAAACCGCAGCCTATACAGGTATCTTTAAATGGCGCTTTCTTGGAGAGATTTTCTTCCGACAGATCTCGGTAGCGGAACAGATTTCTCTACCGGTCAACGTAATGTCAATTTAAATAGACAGTTTATTGATAATACTGCCTATGACAAATTAAAGGGAGGTGTTCAATATGAGGATGCACCTGAGGGGCTTGTCTGGGATGCAAATAGAAATCGATATGTTAAACAAGGTGCTCCAACAGGAATATTAGGTAATATCCTTGGATATCTTGATTGGGCAAATATGGATACCACAGATTGGGATCGAGCAGGGAAATGGGGAGATACAAATAAATATGGAGCAGAGAGAAAAGCAGGTACTTTAGGTGGTCAACGTGTGCAGATAAATCCAGTGATGAAGAATACTGAATATAATCCAAATTTACCATCATATGGAGATCCTTATAACCCAGTTCCTCAGATACCTACAAGTAAGAGTTATAAAGATCGTATATATGACGATATCTATAGTCAAGTAGTTGACAGGTGGAGAATGGGTGGAGCCCTAAATCAAGCCTTTGAGTTTAATAAACGGGCACAAGAGCAAGCTGCTTATCTTGATTATCTAAACATGCAGAGAGCACAAAATTCTCCTTTTGGTCAGTCATTAATGGCTACTCAGCAACAAGCAAGAATGGCTGCTGCCTCGGAGGCTGTATCAAATAGAAAAAGGGCAATAGCTGATGCAACAAGAGCCGCGAGTTCCCCACAGCTTGCTGCTGCTGCCATGTATGGAGCTCTGAAAACTACAGGTTAAAGACCGCGCACGGACATTACAAGCGTTAGTTTGCCATTGGTAGAATTTAAGAACTGTTATCTAATATTTATCAGAAATGGCTGACGAAACTAAGAAAGGTTTACAAGAAGCGGAAAATATTAAACCGACAAAGGAGTATGTCATCGGTGGTACAACTTATAAGATTGACCAAGAAACAACTAACCAGCTTGTTTTAGATGAAGTAGCTGCTGCTCAGACTCGTTTGAGTATGAAAGAGGCAGCAGAGCAAGATAAGTTACTGAAGACTCATTTCACTAACGAAGCGGTAATACAAGCAACTAAAGAATCTGATCTTAAAAGATTAGAGATGGGTACTGTTGGAGAACAGGATCGTCTTACACAAAGAGTCGCAGGAGAGGAGAGAAGATTAGCTACTAAAGTTGAAGGAGAGGAATCTCGACTAACAGCTACTAAAGTTGGAGAACAGACTCGTTTAACAGAAGCAGAGAAAGGCAAACAAGAAAGATATACACAGCAAGAAGGATTAGTTGAAAGTGGTAGACAACAGAGACAAACACAGGCAGAAAGATATGTCGGAGAAAGAGGTTTAGAAGAGGCTAGGGGAGCGGAAGCAAGAGCATTAGCAACAAGAACAGCTGAAGAAGGTAGAGAAACACAAGCTGAGAGGTTTGCTGGAGAAAGAGGTCTACAGGCCGAAATGGGAACGCAGGCACGAGAAACTCAAGCTGAGAGATATGCAGGTGAGAGAGGTTTAGCTTCTACTGTTGCTGGTGAGCAAAGACAGACCCAAGCTGAACGTTTTCTGGGAGAGAGAGGATTACAGGAGACTGTTGGGGCACAGGCAAGAGAAACTCAAGCAGAGCGATACGCTGGAGAGAGAGGATTAGCAGCAGCAACAGGAGAGCAAGCTCGTCTAACTCAGGCAGAAGGGTTACAAGAAAGTGGAGCACAGGCTCGACAAACTCAAGCTGAAAGATATCTCGGTGAGAGAGGATTACAACAAGAGGGTGGAGCGCAAGCCAGACAGACACAGGCCGAAAGATATGCTGGGGAGAGAGGATTACAGGAGACTGGTGGAGCACAGGCTCGACAGACACAGGCAGAGAGATATGCAGGTGAAAGAGGATTAGAGTCTACTCGTGGAGAGCAAGCTCGTTTAACTCAGCAAGCAGGATTACAGGAAAGCGGAGCGCAGGCAAGACAGACACAGGCAGAGAGATATGCAGGAGAAAGAGGTTTACAGGAAACTGTTGGTTCTCAACAAAGACAACTAGCTTCTCGTACTGCTGAAGAAGGAAGACAAACACAAGCTGAACGTTTTATGGGAGAGAGAAGCCTACAGCAAGAGGGCGGAGCACAAGCAAGACAGACACAGGCTGAAAGATATGCAGGTGAGAGAGGTTTAACAGCAGCAACAGGAGAGCAAGCTAGAAAGACTCAAGAAGCAGGTCTTAGAACCAGTGGAGAAGAGCAAAGAGCAACAGAATTACAACGTGCAAGAGTTGGAGGGTCTGAGACTCGATTAACTCAAGCACAAGGGTTAAGGATTGGAGGAGAAGAGCAACGTCGTACTAGAACAACAGAACAACGTGTTGGAGGTCAGGAAGAAAGAGCAACTCTTTCAAGAAGAGGACAAGAAGAGAGAGCAACAATTGGTAGGTCTGGTGCTGAGCAAAGAGCAACTATTGGACGCACAGGTTCTGAGACTCGACAGACTCAAGCCGAAAGATTTGCTGGAGAGAGGGGTTTACAGCGAACGTTAGGTCAGGAGTCTCGAGCAACCCTTAGCAGAGGTGGTTCTGAAACACGACTAACTAGAATGACTGAAGGAGCTCAAGCTAGAGCATTAGAGAGAACACGTGGCTCAGAAACTCGTCGTACAGACTTACAAAGAGAAGGTTTCCGCCGTTACAAGGAGAATAGAGACTATAGTCAAGCACGTGCCGCTGCTAGAGCATGATCGAATGGATTAAAAGTTTAAGTGACAAAGATAGAGAATCCTTTATAGCTTTTTGTAAGCAAACGTCTAGTCCAATTCAAATGTATTTATATTCCCGATTTTTAGGGTTTGATGGAACCATAGTGGATTGTGACAAATGGGCTCAAAAAAAGTTTAAGAAAAGGAATTTTAAAGAAGTATTAGAAAACGAAATAGATGCGATGCAGCAGGATATTTCTAACTTAAGAGATGGAATTCAAATGGGTATGGTAAAGCAAGATATGGGTACTGCCAGAATTGCAATGCTTCAAAAAGAATTACGAGGAACAATTAAACAATTAGGAGATGAACGAGTGTTGCTTGATAAACAGGGATTAATTCTCGCTGGTGCAGATAGAGCTTTACGAGAAATGTTATCTATATTCAGAGACGATCCAATTGAAGGTCCTTTATCTGAAGCATCAATGGGTGTTTGGACTAAAATTTTACAGGAAGAATCTTAAGACTTTTTACGCTATGCTACGGCCATGGCAGGTACAAGTATTTATAGCGTTTATCGACGCACTGCAAGAGCAGCAGCTAAGCAACAGGTAGTTAAGAAAACTTCCTCTGTTGATGTTGAGAGAGCTCGGGAGGATTTTGCATATTTTTGTGATGTTGTAGGTAATAAACCTCCTGCAGAGCACCACCGACAATGGCATAAATATCTCTGTACAGGGGAGAGTAGCGGATGTTTGGTTGGTATTGCAGGACCAAATATAGATATTCTTGCCCCACGTGGTTCTGCTAAATCGACTGTGCTTGGTTTATTTACTGCGTGGTCTATTGGAGTTCATGCATTAAAGAAACTACCTTTAAAAATTTTATATATTTCATATACGGTTGATGTTGCTAGACCTAAGAGTGCTGCTATTAAAAGAATTATCGAAGAGAATAAATTCTATAAAGAAATTTTCCCTACAGTTAAGATTGCTAAAGGTATAAACTCAAATGAATATTGGAGTATTGATTGGAAATTTGCAGGAATCAAATCTACTGGTGAAGAGGAATTTAGTGTTTGTTGTGCTGGATTAAAAGGTGCTGTTACTTCAAAACGATCTCATTTATGTATTATTGATGATGCTATTAAGAGTGCTGACGATATAAAAAATAGGGATATTAGACAAGCAATGGAGGACAACTGGAATGCAGTTATTGTTCCTACGATGTTTGAAGGAGGGAGAGCCGTATGTTTAGGAACTCGTTTTAGACATGACGATATTCATAACAGTACTTTTACTCCTGCAAATGATTGGGTTCAGATTATTCAATCTGCAATAACTGTTGATTCAAATGGAGAGGAAGTATCATATTGGCCTGGAATGTGGTCTTTAGATTATCTTCGAGATAGGAGAAGACAAGCACCAATTGCTTTTAGTTTCCAGTATCAGAATCATATTGTTCAGACTAGTGAATTATCTCTTTCACCAGATTTAATTGTTAAGGGTACGATTGCTACTCAATTTGATGCAATGGGCGTTGGAGTCGATTTATCTGCAGGTGTTCGGGAGCAAAATGACTATACTGTTTTTGTTATGGGAGGGAGGATAGGTAACAAAATTCATATTATTGATTGTAAGAGACTACGAATTATGGGTAATTTAGATAAGTTAGAGAGTCTTATGGAGATGATGGAAGAATGGGGAGTAATTCATAAAGATGGAAAAAATTATTTTGCTACAGGGAATGCTGTTCATATTTGGTCAGAAGCCGTTGCTTATCAGGCTTCTTTAGAAGCTGATTTTAAACGTATATGTCAAGGAGAGCATGGACTATACAACATGATTTGGCATGCAGTTAAAGGTTTTAGAGGAGATAAAGTGGCACGTTTTAGAGGAATTATGGGTTTATTTGAGCAGAGGAGGATTATTTTTAATAAATATCGAAAGTTTACTGCTTTAACAGATGAGATAGCAAACTTTGGAGTGAGTTCTCATGACGATTGTGTCGATGCTTTAGTCTGGTTATGCAATGGATTGATGTCTAAAGGAAAACTAGAGTTAGAGTATTGACGATTTAAACTGGAAAGAACACTTTGCAATGTCTACTTATCCGATCTTAGAAATTGAACAGGACGCTTACGGTTCTGTTGTTATTCCTTTAACAGATGAAATATGTCACGATATGGCTATTCAGCCAAGTGAACGTTTTGATGTTGAAGTTGAGGGTGACACTATTACTCTTAAACGGATTCATGCTGGATATGACATTGATCAATAGAAAAATTGTTAGAAAACTATGAGTGACAGTGCTGTTAAATCTCAATTAGATAGTCTTCTTAAGGCGGTAGTTGATCGTGATGGGTCGGGGTCAGCTGACACGATGCTAATCAATGCTCACTTATCTCAAATGAAGATGTTTGGGATTCGTCAAGGTGTTGAATTTTATCCAGAGCAAGACAATTTTGGAACTCAAAGATTTGATTTTGTTCAACAAGTTATAAAGTTTAATAAGTTAGATGCGCGTCTTGATGCAATATGGGACAGATTTTTAGCTTATGGTAAAGGTCTTTTTTATATAAGACCTACTCAAAAGACTTATCGTCTTTATTGGTTTGATAAGGATTCATATCGAACTTACTATTCTCCTGAAGGAGACTTAGAAGAAGTTATTATTATTTATGCCTATAAGGTTAAGTCTTCTAAAGGTTTTAAAGGAACTGGTTTAAATACTGATAAACGTTATATGCGTTTACGTATTACTCCAGAAGAGATTGAAGAGCTACATACAGAACAAGAGTTGACTTTCGAGAATGAGAATTTAGAATATGCAGCTTTTGATAAGAAGGTGAATGACAACACAATGGAATTTATTCCTTGTGTAGAAGTTTTTAATAATCCTGATGCATTTGGTACGGATGGAGCAGGAGAATTTGAATGGTTATCGAGTCAAATACTGGCTCATGATGAGATGGTTAAAAATATTAGAGCTAATCTTTCATTTTTTGGTAATCCTACATTACTTTCTTCTCGTCCAAAGCAGGATATTATTGAGCAGAATACAGATGATACAGCTCAAAGACCTAGTATTGGTAGTCAGTCTGGGTTTACTTCAGATGTCAACTTATTTAGTTCTACTTATAAACAAGACCCAACTTCCAGAAATTCCCCTGGCTATATAGGTAAACCAGGCAGTGGATATCGAGTTCCTAGAGTTATAGCTAATTTAGAACCAACCGATAGAGTTGGCTTTATAACTCCTAATCCAGTTGGTACTGACCAAGCTCGTTATTCAGAACAATTACGTAGTGAGATACGTTTGGCTTTAGGTGGTATTGATGATTTAAGTATTACTAATGTTACCGCTACCGAGATTAAGTCGGCCTATGGGCGTGTTAGTGCTACTGCTAAGAAAAAATGTTTACAACTTTATACTTATGGAATTTGTAGATGCTTTGAGTTAATGATTTTTCAGGAAGAACAAATCTTCCGTAAGTCACTTGCATATCATTCTGGTATTAAATACCCTGTTCCTCCAGAGAATCCTGATGACGATAAAGAGTATGAAAAGTATATAAAGCAAAAAGATAGGTATGAAAGGAAATTACAGCAAGCCATTGACATGGCAGTTGAAACTAAAGAGATACCTGATGGAGTTGTAGGGTTAGCACCAGACGGGGATAGGACAGTTTCGTGGCGCTGGATGGGACCTGTTTATGAGGATACAGCACAGGATAAATTGAACCAATCTATCTTTACTCGTAACCTTCAAGAATTGGGTGTTGATAGTATAGAAGCACTGAAGTATCTATTTCCTTCCAAAACTGATGACGAAATTGCGGGGATGCTCTCCGGTTTTCCATTCAGGATGGTTGGAGAGTTACAAAGAGCTTACTCATCTCTTATTGATTTAGTCAATCAAGAAATGAGAACGCCACATCCACAGCAACCGAATTTACCGATGGCTGCGGATCCGAGACTAGATCTCACCCCATTTCTATATCGAACATTAGAATCACTACAGAAGGAAGTTACTTATGCAGGACGCTACCGTAGCGCCGACCCAATCGGCACCCCAAGTATCCCAGACCCAGCCGACCAGCTACGTGGCTCCAGCAGCCCAGTCGGCAGCCCAAGCACCCGTAGTGGGAACGTCTCCCCAATGGGTGGCGAGCTCCCCGCAGACGGCGGCACCGGCACCGCAAGTGCCAGCGCAGATGGGGGTTCCGGCCTACCAATCAGCCCCTACTCAGTACAGCCCCCAGGTATCCCAGGCTCCCCAACAACAGGAGAGTCCTTACAAGGAGGCGTTCAACAAGGTGGTGGGGCTCCTGAGTTCACCAGTCCAATTCCCGTTCCAGGGTCAACAGTCACCTCAGACCCAAGCAATAGACCCGGCCAGTTACGCTTCCCAACAAGCGACCCAATTCGCCAATCA